CCTGTCGATCTAGGCGACCTTTCCCAAGCTTTATACTGGAATCGAGGTATTGCCTCCACCTACTACGGTGAAGGTGACTACGAAGCGTGGTGCTATTCGCATCCTACGCAGATGTGGACCCACCCCATTACGGGGATGATTAATGGTCCATGTCCTCCAGTTAGGCATTGGTACACGGTTGGACGGGATAGCGCCACAACTTTGGCGATCCCACCTACAAGCCTAGGTTACGAAAAGATAGAGAGTACAACACGGGCGAAGCCCTACTTCAATGCCGTAAGGCATGAGAGGATACAAGGATTTTCATATCCATTCCTCAGTAGTGTGCTCTATGGGCAATCTACGTCAAATTTTGCATATAGACGTATTGCTTGCCCCTCCACCACAACCCTGAGCAATCTGGGTGTTTTAGAGGTGGTCCCGTGGGGCGCGTATGAAGATGTGCGCCGCCGTGCGTGGTGGTCGATGCAGCCTCGCTTCGAGACAGAGGTCCAACTCTTGAATTTTATATTCGAGTTGAAGGATTTTCGCTCATTAGCCAAACATCTTATGAATTTCAAAATAAGTGAAGTTGGCGTGAAAATGAGGTCTCTAAGAAGAAGGTTGCAAAAGGGTGCAGTTAAGTCAGGCACCCTCGGTGGAACTCTCGCCGACATCACCAGAGTTGCAGCTGAAGCTAGACTTGTGAACGAGTTTGCGATAAAGCCGACTTTGTCGGATCTTGCAAACATATTCCATTTACTAGCGGAAACCATAACTATGGCACAATCGGAATTCGCCGCGAGGGGAGCGTTACATCAGCTCTCCCATTACTCCGAACCTGAGGCCCCTGTAACTAGCGGGTCTTATGGAACGAGGTATTACACACCCAGATTTCTGGGCGTAGTGGCGGAGTCCCAATTTACTGCTACGATGCAGTACTCTTACAAGTATGAACTACGTAAGGGATGGGATTTACTGAAAGTGGGGTTGGGGTTGCAATTCACCGCTGAAGCGATCTGGAACATGATTCCTTTCAGCTTCTTGGTCGACTATGTATATAAGGTCGGCCAAGCTTTCCGAGACATGAGAGTTGATCCAAATGTACAGATGAGGTTGCTACAATATTGCGAAAGCATTAAGCAATCTCGGAGTATCGGATATCATTATGATACTTCCAACTCTAACCTGCTGGCGTTTTACTGTCCTACCAACAAGTTCGGTATCTCGCATATCCCTGTAACGGGATACGGCTGGTCGCTTTACCGGAGACGCCTCGTAGCACCAAACAAAGGTGCGGCACTGCCTCGATACAAAACTGCATCGAATCGGCAATTGCTCAACTTGGCAGC